GCCTTTTCTTTATGGATAATGTTATTCCAAAAGGATAAAAACGTACTATGTATTGCAACTAAACAAGAAACTGCAAAAAACATGGTAACTAAAGTACGATTCGCGTATGATCAGTTACCTAAATGGATGCAGATAAAAACAGTCGAACACAATAAATTATCACTACGACTAGCTAACGGTTCACAAATCAAAGCTACATCAGCCTCATCAGATGCCGGACGTTCAGAAGCAGTTTCCATGCTATTAATAGATGAAGCTGCCTTTATTGACGGAATTGACGAGATATTTGCCTCCGCACAACAAACGTTGGCAACTGGTGGTAGGTGTATAGCTTTATCTACCCCTTATGGTACGGGTAACTGGTTCCACTCAACATGGGCCAAGGCCGAAGCAAGGGAAAATACTTTCATACCTGTAAGATTACCATGGACAGTTCACCCTGAACGTTCACAAGAATGGAGAGACCAACAAGATATTATTCTTGGTCATCGTATGGCAGCCCAAGAATGTGACTGTGATTTTAGTACCTCGGGAGATACTGTAATCGAACCCGATACTTTAAGCTTTTATGAAAGCACCTTCCTCCAAGACCCAGTTGAAAAGCGAGGAGTAGACGGAAGTTTATGGGTGTGGGAAATCCCAGACTATTCTAGAACATATGTTGTGGTAGCCGACGTTGCTCGTGGAGATGGAAAAGACTATTCAGCATTTCATGTATTGGATATAGAATCTGCTACACAAGTAGCCGAATTTAAGCAACAAATATCAACAAAAGACTTTGGAAACGTTTTATACGCAATAGCAACAGAATATAATGATGCTTTACTTGTAGTAGAAAACGCTAATATAGGCTGGGCTGTGATACAACAACTAATAGATAGAGGATATCGCAACCTTTACTATTCTCCTAAAATGGATGTGGGAATGGGTAATGCGGATCAATATATTTCCCGCTTTGAAAATGGGCAAGGTATGGTACCGGGCTTTACTACATCAATGAAGACAAGACCACTTGTTATATCTAAAATGGTTTCGTATATTCATGAACGTTCCGTTACTATACGCTCAAAACGTTTGTTAGAAGAATTAAGAACCTTCGTTTGGAAACATGGTAAGGCACAAGCATTAGGGGGGTATAATGATGATTTAACTATGGCCTTCGGTATTGGAATGTTTTTAAGAGATACAGCATTACGTTTTCAACAACAAGGTGTAGATATGGCAAGGGCAACATTAGGAAGTGTCCATTCCTCTCACCACCAAGCCCCCACTATATTTCAAGGTGGAAACCAATTTAAAAATCCATACGAAATGACAAACCCCTATGGTGATAAGGAAGACATTTCCTGGTTACTAGATTAACTAATATTTATCATATATATATAAAATGGCAGATACTTCATTATTTGGTAAACTAAAACGACTATTCTCCACAGACGTAATAATACGTAATGTAGGGGGGAACCAACTCAAAGTAGTCGATTCAAACCAAATCCAATCCTTAGGACAGCTTCAAACAAATTCACTGTTTGATAAATTTACTAAGATGTATAGTACAGCAGGTGGTATGAACTATAATCTATCTCAACAGATTAACTTCCCAGCCTCACGAATACAACTGTATACTGATTATGAAACAATGGATACAGACGCTATTGTAGCTTCTGCACTTGATATTGTATCTGATGAAGCTACCTTACGTAATGACATGGGAGAGGTATTACAAATACGCTCCTCGGATGAAACTGTCCAAAAAATACTATATAACTTATTTTACGATGTTCTTAACATAGAATTTAATTTATGGTCATGGACACGTAATATGCTTAAATACGGGGATTTTTACTTAAAACTAGAAATTTCAGAAAAATTTGGGGTATATAATGTTATACCGTTTTCTTCTTATACTATAATGAGATTAGAAGGTATGGACCCACAAAATCCAGCAGATGTAAAATTTAAATATGACCCAACCTACTCAGTATCAGAAAACCCATTAGGAATGCAGATTGTATCCCCAATGATGAGTTCCATAGCGGGTAGAGAGATTGTATTTGATAATTATGAAATGGCCCATTTCCGTTTATTATCGGATTTCAATTACCTTCCTTACGGTAGATCATATCTAGAACCTGCTAGAAAAATATGGAAGCAAATGACATTGATGGAAGACGCAATGCTTATCCACAGGATTGTTAGAGCCCCAGAAAAACGTACTTTCTTTGTAAACGTAGGTAACATTCCACCAAACGAAGTTGAAACATACATGCAACGTATGATCAACAAAATGAAGAAAACACCATATGTTGATCCAAGTACAGGAGATTATAACCTTAAATTCAACATGCAGAATATCTTAGAGGATTTTTATATTCCTGTAAGAGGTGGTGACCAAACAACACGTATTGAAAATACTAAAGGTTTAGATTACGCTGCTATTGAAGATGTAACATACCTTAGAGATAAATTATTTGCTGCTTTAAAAGTTCCAAAAGCATTCTTAGGATATGAAGCAGATTTAGAAGGTAAGGCCACGTTAGCTGCTGAAGATATTAGGTTCGCACGAACTGTTGAAAGAATTCAACGAATTCTTATATCTGAGTTGACAAAAATTGCACTTGTACATTTATATGCACAAGGGTATGATGGAGCTGCATTAACTAATTTTGAACTTACATTAACTACACCTTCTATTATATACGATCAAGAAAGAATAGCATTAATGAAAGAGAAAGTTGATTTAGCGGCCCAAATGATGGAGCTTAAATTGATGCCTACCGATTGGATATATGACAATGTATTCCATTTTAGCGAGGACCAATATCAAGAATATAGAGATTTAATTATTGAAGATCAAAAACGTGCTTTCCGTCAAGGCCAAATTCTTGAAGAAGGTAACGATCCTGCAGAATCAGGAGAAGCATATGGAACACCACACGCATTAGCTTCATTATATGGTTCAGGTAGATATCCTGGTAGTAAAGGTGTACCAACCGGATATGATATTAATGACCCTAAATACCCAGAAGGAGCATTAGATCAAGGTCGTCCTGAAGAAAAAGTATCAAATTACAATACACAAGATAGTAATTTAGGTAAAGACGTAACGGGAGCCGCTGGTATGAAATTTAAAAGTGGTGCTGAAGAAAGACCGGGCAGGCCAGGTTCTAAAGGTGGCAACGGGTTAACGTTAGAGAATTTAAGTACCCGAGCAGTATTTGCTCAAAATGAAAAAATGCTTAAAGGCTTATTTGTAAAACAAAAAGTATCGTTATTTGAAGGTGAGGATTTATTGAATGAGGACAATATCCGTGAGGAAGTTGATTTAGATTAATATTTATAGATAGTAGCGTACTACTTATGAAAGTAAAACACAATAAATACAAGAATACTGGTATTCTATTTGAATTATTAGTAAGGAAGATAACTTCTGATACTATGTCAAATAGCAATAGCAAAGCAGCAACTTTAGTAAAAAAATATTTTACTAAGAGTGAACTCGCTAACGAAAATAAACTCTATCAAACCATTAATAATTCTACATCTTTATCGGAAGGTAAGGCAGAAACTATTATTTCTACCCTTTTAGAGCTAAACAAAAAATTAGACAGAGATCAGTTAGCTAAAGAAAAGTATAATTTAATTAAGGAAATTAAGGAAAATTTTGATTTAAACGACTTCTTCCAAGCTAAAATAAGAAATTATAAACTTTTAGCTTCAACCTATACTTTATTCGAATCTATTAATAATAAAGAATTCGGGAACCCTGAGGTAATTATTAACTCTAAAATTAATATATTAGAGTATATCACATCAACCCCCGATGCTAAAATGTCTCTTACTCCATTAGTGGAAGAATTAATGACGTTAGATAAGGGCACTCGTGCTTTAGCATATAGAATTATGTTAGAGAAATATAACACGAAGTTTGATGGTTTAAATCCTGAGCAGAAAGAAATACTTAAAGAGTATATTAATAGCGCTTCGGATGCTCCAAAACTTAAAGAATTTTTAAATTTTAAGTTTACTAAAATATCTGAAAGTTTAAAAAAGAGCTATAAAAAGATAGACGACGCTACTTTACAAATTAAAATAAAAGAGGTTATCAACCTAATAGACCCTATAGTAGAAAGTAGAAAAATAAAGGACGACCATTTAGTTGCCTTACTACAATATGTAGAACTTTCTCAAGAAATAGAATTAGTATGAAAAAGCTAAACTTAAAAGGTTTAAAGCACGAGATGAGCACCACAGGAACTGGTGCTTCCTTTGCAGCTGGTGAGGGGGAACAATACTCTACTCCTAAAGCTTTTAAGAAATGTAAAAACGAAGTAGGTGAACCTTTTTCCACCCCCTCTCCCTCAATACCTAATAGAAAATCTAAAGTAATGGATTTTGTAAAGATATTTGAGAAAGCAATAAAAGAACTAAATACCGAAAAAAAATATAACCCTGTAACTGATCTTACTTCAAGTCAAGCGGATGCTGGCTTAAATACAGGATACGATATGGATTCTCTAGATGCAGCCTCCGTAATGGAAGCAAAAATAGGAGATGTTAAAACAACAAATGGTATTAAATCTACTGTAACCGATATTGATTCCGTAACGGGGGCTGTAACTTGGAGTATAGATTATGTCCCAGCATTTGATTCTGTATTTAAAGAATTTGACGAATTGCGTAGGTTTATAAAAGACCTAGACAGACAAACCGATGATCCCGTTATAGATGATATATCTGCTATAATTGTAAAGCAATTTAATCGATATCGCACACATATTAGAAATACTTACCCGGATTCTTATAAAAGATCCCAAATGAATGAGGCAAGGTATTCACAATTTAAAAATGAAACCAAATTACGCACACCCACCGAACAAATCCACCGGGCTGTCCGCGAGATAAGGCGTAAAATAGACGAGATAACAAAAGTTGTAGCACATACCGAAAGAATGAAAAGTGAATTAAAATCTAGCAGTGAAGGTATGTCATATCTTAAACGTACACATAATGCTATCAATACAATTTCAGAAAAGATCCAAGATTTAAATAATAGAATTAAAGGTTTAACCGAATAACAATGGCAAGAGGTGAGCATAAATCCCCACAATTTCAAAAATGTGGAAAACGTCAAAAGTCTAAATTAAAGACTTTAAAAATGATAAAAAACACTAACGAAATTTTAAGTAAATATACGTTTTAATAATGGCAAAACCCGCAGCAACCGGAGGCGCAAAACCTAAAAATCAAATAAGCAGACCAGGTGTACATTCTAAAAGTAAAACATCAAAACTAAAAAGTTCTAAGAACTATAAGAAAGTAAATGTAGGTCAAGGCAAATAATATTTATATACATGACAACACAAGATTTATATACTGAGCTAGCTAAAGGCAAAATTACAGAACAAAAGTTCCTGTATGAAGTGCGTCGTGATCTAAACCTACCTTGGATTACGCAACACAACTCATTTGTGGATACCGTACAAATCCTTAAAAATAAGGGTATGATATCTGAAAAACAAACAAAAGAGTCCACTGGAAAACAAGAAGTAGAAATTATAGCTAAGACTATCGATATGGTTAACCCATACGAATATTCAAAAGGTATGAATTTCGAACTTGATTTAACATACAATTCAGTTGGAAATGCTGATTTAACAGAGGAAGAGGTGGCTAAAGCACAGAAAAAAGTACTTAAAAACCTTACCTCCAATTCAAGTTATTATACACAAAAAATGGCTATGGAAATGGAAGGTGAAAGCCTATATGATATAGAGGTAAATGCTAAGTCAATTGCTGATTTAGTAAAGAAAAATCAAGGTAAAAAAGGTAAAATTATCCGTGAAAATGAATATGACGAATTTGAATCAGAAGACGATAGAGAAAACTATTATTTAGATTTAGACGATGTAAATGAACATGGTGAAGATCATAGTAGAGTAGCTGACGTAAACGCTAGTTCTTCTCCACTAGAAGAAGAAGATGTTGAGGAGTTAGGAAGAAAACGTGATTCTATATATGAAAAATATGCCAAAAAACACGGTGTTGACGTTAACGAGCTAAAAGACAAAGTTGAGGCACGTAAAATGGAAACAGAAGC